GACTGGTCGATTGACCTCGCGTCCATCTATGGCGTGAGCTTCGCCATCGCTGAGGACGTTGCCTGATGAGCATCACCACTGCAGGCCGCACGCTGTCCGCTTCGATGGTGACCGAGGTCACCGCAACGCAGCTTGCGCCGATCCTGCTCGCGAATCTCCAGTTCTCGACGCCGGTTTATCTCTGGTCAGGTTACGGCCAGCTCGGCTACGGCGGCGTAACCTATCTCGGCATCGGCACGCTCGGCGACATCTCACCAATCGAGGAGACCACGGACCTCGCGGCGCGCGGCATCTCGATGCGCCTCTCGGGCGTGCCCACGGCCAACGTTGCGCTGGCGCTCACCGAGAACTATCAAGGCCGCGCCTGCACGATCCTGTTCGGCGCGCTTTCGCCCACGGCCGGGACGCTGATCTCGTCTCCGGTGACCGTGTTTCAAGGCAAGATGGACGTGATGCAGATCAGCGATGACGGCCAGAGCGCGGATCTGACGATGACCGCGGAGTCGCGGCTGATGGACTTTAAGCGCCCGCGCGAAATCCGGTACACCGATGAGGAGCAGCAGAACCTTTTTGCGGGCGATGTCGGCCTCGAGTTCGTGAACGACATACAAGAGAAGCCAATTTACTGGGGCAACCCGAACCAGACGCAGGCGACGAACTGGGACGGCGGCGACAAGACCGGCACCGAGGGAACGGGCTACGAATGACGACGACCGACAAGGCCGCGCTGCTCGCCCGCTTTATCGAGGAGCGGCGGCGGATGCCGTTCGCGTGGGGCTCAAACGACTGCTGCTTGTTTGCCGCGGACTGGGTTCTGGCTGCGACCGGGCGCGACATCGCGGCGGACTACCGCGGGCGCTACTTGAGCGCGCTGCCTGCGCTGCGCTTTGTCGAGGCAGGCGGCGGCGTCGAGGCGATGGTTGAGCGCGCTGGAGGCGAGCGGATCGACGCGAAGCTGGCGCAGCGTGGAGACGTGATCGCACGCGATGTCGGCAATGGCACCGGCCTCGGCGTCTGCATCGGCGCCCTTGCTGCGTTCGTCGCGGAGGATGGGCTTCGCTTCTCTGATTTCAGCAACGCATCCTGCTGGCGCTTTTAGCCTATGCCTGTCGCAGTCATTGCCAATGTCATCGCAAAGGTAGCCTTCGCGGCAGGCGTCAAGCTTACCGCGGGAACGATTGTTCTGGCCGCGAAGATTGTTCAGTTCATCGCGGTAACCGCGGCCTCGATGGGCGCGAGCAAGCTGCTCCAGAAGAAGCCGCCGGGCTTCGGGGACGCCTCGCTGGCGGACCGCACGCAGATGGTGCGCTCGCCGGTCTCCGCGCGGCAGATCATCTATGGCGAGACGCGGGTCTCGGGCACGATGGTTTACATCTCCACGACCGGCACGAAGAACGAGTACCTGCACCTCGTCATCGCGCTGGCTGGACACGAGGTCGAGGAGATCGGCGACGTTTACTTCAACGACGAGCTTGCGCTGACCGGCGCTGGCTCCGCGGCGAGCGGGCGCTTCGCGGGCTACGCGGAGATCTACAAGAAGCTTGGGTCAGATACGCAGACCGTCGAGACCAACCTCGAGACCGCGACCTCCGGCCTGACCAACGGCAAGTGGACGAGCAACCACCGCCTGCGCGGCATCGCTTACCTGTACGTGCAGCTGGTCTGGAACGAGGAGATCTGGGTCGGCGGCATCCCCAACGTCTCCGCGATGGTGAAGGGTAAGAAGGTTTACGATCCGCGCACCGCGACAACCGTTTACTCGGCCAACGCCGCGCTCTGCCTGCGCGACTACCTAATCGACACGCGCCTCGGGATGGCGATGGACTCGAGCGAGATGGACGACACGGCCTTCACCGCCGCGGCCAACATCTGCGACGAGCAAGTGCAGATCCTCCCGGCGTCGCCGACGACCTACGAGAACAGATACGAGGCCAACGGCGTGCTGTTCACGAGCGCATCGCCGGACGAGAACATCGGCAAGCTGCTGTCCGCGATGGGCGGGCTGATCGCGTACAGCGGAGGCAAGATCGTTCCCTACGCGGGCGGCTACCGCATCCCGACCGTGACGTTAAGCGAGGGCGACTTTGCGGGCGCGGTGCAGATCCAGACGAAGACGAGCGCGCGCGACCGGGTGAACGCGGTCAAGGGCGTCTTCGTCTCGGCCAAATCCGAGTGGCAACCGACCGACTTCCCGCCGCTCGTCTCGTCCACGTATTACGCGGAAGACGGCAACATCCGCTATTACCGCGACGTGGTGCTGCCGTTCACAACCTCGAGCTCCTGCGCCCAGCGCCTCGCGCGGATCGAACTGCGCCGCGCCCGGCAGGAGTTGACGATGACCGCGCGGTTCAAGCTCGACGCGATGCAGCTGCGCGCGGGCGATACGGTGATGATCACGAACGCCAAGTTCGGCTGGACGAACAAGGTCTTCGAGGTGATGGACTGGCACTTTGCCAGCGACGGCGAGCCTCCGCAGCTGACGGTCGAGATGACGCTGCGCGAGACGGCCAGCGCGGTTTACGACTGGGACGTGACCGACGAGATCGAGATGTCGAACGCGCCGACCACGACGCTGCCAAATCCCTTCGCGCTCGACGCACCGACCAACCTTTCGCTCGTGGCTGATGGCACGACGCAGCTTGTGCAGGCGGACGGCACCGCGCTCCCGCGCATTAAGGTCTCGTGGTCCGCGCCCGCCGAGCAGTTCATTCAAGCGGGCGGGTCAGTCGGCATCGATTACAAGGAGAGCACGAGCACCACCTACCTCACGTGGGCGACCGTGCCGGGCGACCGGACGCTCGAGTACATTTCGTCGGACGTGAAGATCGGATTGGGCTACGACGTCCGCCTCTACGGACTGTCCTACTTTCAAGTCGCGACGAGCTACGTGACCGCTAGCGTCACCGTGGTCAAGGACACGACCGCGCCGAACGCCCCGACCTCGCTCACCGCAAACGTCGGCACGGGCCGCGCCGTCTCGCTCGACTGGGCGGACAATACCGAGACCGACCTCTCCGAGTACGGCGTGTACCGCAACACGACGGGCACGACTCCGGCCAGCGCGAGCACAGATAAGATCGCCGAAGTCCGCGCGTCGCGCTTCGTTGACACGGAGGTCGCGACCGGCACGACGTATTACTACTGGGTCACCGCCTACGACTTGCTCGAGAACGTGAGCGGGTTCTCGAACCGCGCGCAGGCAATCGCGACCGGCGTGACCGCTGGCTCCGTTGACCTGACGCCTCCGAGCACGCCCAACGCGCCGACGTTCTCGAGCGAGACCACGTACATTTCAAGCGATGGGACTTCGCTCGCACGCATTACGATCACCGCTCCCGCAATGCCGACCGGCGGGGCTTTGCTCTCGATCCTCTTCCGTCGCTCGGGCTCTAGCGAGTGGCAGATTGGCGACCTTGTCGGCAGCGGCTCAATCGCAGTCTCGATCGACGACCTCACGCCCGGTCAGGCTTACGAATTCGCGGCGCGTGCGATCAGCAACTTCGACGTGGCGTCCTCGGTATCGGCGACGCTCTCGAGAACGGCACCGAATAACACCACCGCGCCCAACGCGCCGACTGTCGCCTATTCAAGCGGCGAATACGCGGACCCGGTGTTTCAAGGTCAAATCCCGATGTATGCAATCGGGGTCTCGGTCACCGCGCCTAGCGACAAGGATGTCGCCTACGTCGAGGCAAAGATCGTCACAACGAACAGCTCCTCCGCGACGGCTGCGGCTTGGTATGCAAACGGAAACCTCGCCTTGTTCAGCGGTCCGATCAATCCGTCGCAAAATCAAATCATCTACTTTTACGACGTTCTCGGAACGACCGGCGGCTACGGTTTTGTTCGCGTCGTTTCGCGCTCGGGCACCGGCTCATCGTGGCAGGCGCTCGGGCTAGTGACTGGGTCGCCGTCGCTCATCAAGCGGCCTATCGGCACGATTTCAAAGTACAACGACAACGACGTAACCACGACCGGCATCAAGACGGGCGGCGGCTCGAGCACGCGGCAGGTCAACGTTCGGTACGAGGTCTCCGAAGTTAAGTCGCTGACCGGCGGCGCCGCGACGGAGACGATAAGCATCGACACGACCAACCGCGGCTTCAGCGCGAAGCCAGACGCGGGCTGGATCCAATGCGCGAGCGACTCGAACATCATCGGCGTTTACGATTTCGACAACGCGAGCAACTCGTCGACCACCTCTTACTTCGACCTTGTGAGCGTTGACGGAACCAATCTCCCCGCCGGAAATCAGCGGTTCAGCATCGCGCTTGTCGACTACTCCTGACCTATGGCTCTCCAGAAAACCTTCGTCCTCCCGAGCGGCGTCTCGGGCAACTACATCCGCCTGACGGCGCATCGCTGGGACCGGCAGGCGCGCGAGGCCGTCGCGTGGTTCTCGATCTACGTGGACGCAGCCGCGGCCTCGAGCGGCAAGGCTCCGTTGACGCCTTGGATCGCGAAGCTCTGGCTGACCGGCTCGAAGTTCGACGCCTACCTGAGCAACCCAGACCTCGAGTCGCCGGGCGTGCTCGCGCAACTCTACGCCGCGGCGAAGGCCGAGCCGATTTCTTGCGACTTCGGCAGCGACGCTTTCGTCGACGCGCTCGACGTTTAGCTCAAAAAAGACTCCGCCTAAGTCGTTGCCCGCGCGCGACTTGCGGCGTGGCCGTGGAGAAAGTGCGGTTTGAGCTTTTATTCCGCCGGGGCTCTGGTATGGTCAGGGCGTGATCAACAGAACCCCTACCAAAACCAAGCGGTCCCTCACGCAGTTTGAGGTCCGCGCGATCAACAACGACGGCGACGCGATGGACATCCTCGCGTGGTGCGACACGGCCGCTGAGGCGTTGCAGCACATCCCCGAGTTGACCGGCGAGACGGTCGCGTGGGTCATCGAGCGCCACACGACCTATACTACGCGCGGCAAGCCGGACGACTACAAGACGATGATGTGCCTCGGCGACGAGTCGGCGCTGCGGGCGGGCGGGTGGATCGGCGAGGAGGTGGTGTCGTGATCTACAAACTGTCCATCGGCTACACCACGTCGGGCGGTGATGGCGACACCGAGTCTGTTGAGTTTTTCGACAGCCGGACCGAGGCGCTTGCCGCCGCACGCGAAGTCGTGCCGGGTCTGCGGGTCATAACTCGCGACGGATCCTCGCGCACCGACGAGGTGATGGTGGAGGAAGTCGATGAGGACGGCGAGCCGATCAATCAGCCGATTCTCTGGGTCCGCGGCAACGGGGAGGTGGTGTCGTGAGCAGCATCCTGCCGAGCGAATATCTCATCCTGCGCCAGCCGAGCGGCCAACCCGCGCGCATCCTCCACATCAAGGACAACGCCGAGAGCGTCGTGTTCGAGGGCAAGCGGTGGCCCGCGAAGTGGAAAATGGATTGGCTGGCTACGAGTAGCCAATACGGCCACCTGCGCTGCTTCAACCAGCGCAAGGGGCGTCGGGGCCATCCCGGCAGCATCGTTGAGCTTTACGCGGAGGCCACCCGATGAACCGCATCGAGCTAAAGACTCTGCGCTTGATTCAGAATCATCCGGCAGTCGCGGAGGTGTATCACGAGCAGGAGAACGGCTGGTGGTATCACCTCAAGGAGGGCTGGATCAATGGAGAATGTCACGGGTCAGTCTGGCGCGAGGACACGCTTGTGGAATTGCGCGCGTCGCTGCGGTTCGTGCGCCGTCGTGTGGAGGGTGATCCGCTATGATCCGCGCCGCTCTGCTCCTCACTCTCGCCACGGCCGCGCACGCTGCGCCGCCGGAGGAGTTCTGGCAGGCGCTGCATCACGTCGAGACCAGCGGCCGCGTCGGGCCGATCCTCGGCGACGGCGGCAAGGCACTCGGCCCGCTCCAGATCCACCGCGTCTATCACGCCGACTCGCGCGTGCCGGGCGACTACTCGCGCTGCGCTGACCTCGCCTATTCCCGCCGCGTGGCCGAGGCTTACCTGCGCCGGTACGCGCCGAAGGCGTGGGCGGCTGGCGATGTCGAGACGCTCGCGCGGGTTCACAACGGAGGCCCGGCGGGCGCGCGCAAGGCCGCGACGCTCGGCTACGCGGCGAAGGTCAAGGCAGTGATGGGAGGTGTGCGGTGACTGCCGACCTCCGTTCCGAGTTGGACACGGCGCTGCGCTCCGGCAAGTCGCCAAAGGAGTTCGCGCACGAGTTCAACATCTCCGTCTCGTGGACTTACCGCCTCTCGTGGGAGCTCGGCTGGCGCGCGATGCATCTCTCCGAGGGCGAGCGACGGCTAATCAAGAAACTCAGAACTCAACGCATCAAATAATGTGGATACTCCCGAAATCACTCATCTGTCGCTTTGCTCCGGGTACGGAGGCATTGACCTCGGACTGCGGCGATGCATCCCGAGCTTGCGGACAGTCGCTTATGCTGAGATCGAAGCCTTCGCGTGCGAGCTCCTTCTCGCGCGGATGGAAGGCGGGCAACTTGATGCGGCTCCGATCTGGACTGATCTCAAGCAATTCCCTTGGGGAAAGTTTCGCGGACTGGTGGACATCCTCTCTGGCGGCTACCCGTGCCAGCCATTCTCCAGCGCAGGCAAACGTCTTGGAGGAGAAGACCCGCGACACCTCTGGCCGTTTATCTCAAGCGGCCTTCGACTTCTTCAACCTCGAGTCTGCTTCTTTGAGAACGTCGAGGGCCACATTACCCAAGGGCTCCATTACGTCTTGTCTGACTTGGGAGGACTGGGTTATCGAACAACGTGGGGAGTTTTCAGCGCGGCTGAATGCGGCGCGCCTCATCAGCGGAAGCGAGTCTTTATCTTGGCCCACCGCGACGACTACCGAGGCGAAATCGGATACACGCCAAGATCGTGCGGCGCGAGGCAAGCAGGTGATGCTCTGTCACGCGGTGCGGCAATGGCCGACGCCAACGGCAAACGAGGACAAGGATCAGAACGCCAGCTGGGAGACGCTTGCCAAGCTGGACAAGGGCGGGCGCATCCTTCGATGGATCGCGACGCTTGCGACTGGCCCAGCCGCCCCGGCGAGCCGCAGTTCGGATGGGAGCCGCCAAGAGTCGTGGGCGACTCCATCGTGTATGGACACTCTACCCGCAAGATCAGCGCAGGCATTGACGCGAGCGAAGGAGAAAGGCGGCTGCAAGAATCTGCGCGAGGAAGTGGTTCAATGGGCGACACCCGAGGCCAAGAATCAAGTGGGCTATCAGGTGGGCACGGACGGGACGAAGTGGCCGCGGCTTGGCAGTCAAGTGAAGGATTGGGGAACGCCAAGAACGGGAATTCAAGCGGAGACGCACTTCACTTACGACCGGGGCAAGCACAACATCGAGGAGCAAGCGGGAGCATCGATTCCGGGCGGGGGCAAACTGAACCCTCGCTGGGTCGAGACGCTGATGGGCCTGCCAGTCGGATGGACTATGCCCAGCTGTCCGTCACCTGTGACAATCGCACCGATGAGTTGCGTCTCCTTGGCAACGGAGTCGTGCCAGCAACTGCCGAGCTTGCCTTCTTAACCTTGAGCGCACGCCTTAAATGAAACTCCCACGCACGGAGCTCCTGCGGATGGCGCGCTGCGGCGCCGCCGACGGGCACGACGATAACTGGCACGCGGCGATGACATCGAACAAATTCCTGCTCGCGGAGATGCGCGACGCGGCAGACGCGCAACGCGCCGAGCTCAAGGCAATCGAGGACGCGCTTGATATGAGGGCCAAACGATGATCGCAAAACGCACGAACGGCGCCTGCAAAAACCAGACCGGAGGTGGGCACTCCGCGGCGCGCTACGCTGGCTGGTACGGCTACGCCGAGCGCAGCCAGCAATTCGTCCACATCCGCGGCGAGGGCTGGGTCCGCTGGTCTGAGCTCGAGCGGCAAGTGGCCGACGGTCACCGCGATTTCCTAGCGCGCCGCGCTATCGCCGGGCATTACGTGCCCAGCTTCGACTCGCGCCAAAAGGCCGAGGTCGCGGAGCGCGCAGCCAAAACCAAATCTTCCACCCGATGAACGACCAAATACTCGCTGAGTTAATCACGATTCGCCAGCTGCTCGAGCGCGCCATCGCTGCGCCTCCCGCCGCTCGCCCCGCTGCGCCTGCGCCCGCAGGCCAGACGCCAATCCCGCAGCCGTCGCAGCTTGTCGCCGATCCCGGCAGCGTTGCCGTTCATTTCGGCAAGAACGCGGGCCAGCCGCTCTCGTCGCTCAACGACCGCAGCGTCGAGTGGTACGCGATGCCGAAGGAGCCGCGCGTCGGAGCCAACGGCAAGCCGTTCCCGCCGCGTGCGTCCGACGAGCAACTCGCGAACGCCGCGCGGCAGCTGTATCACGCGAAGCGCGGAACATTGGTCGGCAAGGCGCCCATCGCGGAGATGAGCTTCGCGCCCGGCGGCAGCGTCACGGCGGACGGCATCGAAGAGAACGTGCCGTTCTAAAGAATTTCCCCGCGCCGAGAAATCCCAGCGCGGGGAGGTGAACAACAACAACCCAAAAACACGACAACGAACAATGAATAACGACGACGTCAAACTAGACACAACC